GTCCGGCTTGTAAAATTAATTCACCATATGTATCAAGCGGAAATGTACCGCCAGTTCCACTTGTATAAATAAATCCTTGAGCGCCTCCTCCATCGGTGCCAATTGCAAATGTATGGTCATAGAATGTAGTTTGTGGTGTTATTTGTAATCTTAAAACCCCAAGTATTCTTCCAGAATTTGCAACTTGTAATATTGCATCAGGACTACTTGTACCAATACCAACCATACCAAAGATACTTGTACCACTAGCACTAATATTGCTTGCGGTAAGATTGGTAATTATACTTGTACTTCCACTAACATAACTTGCAGTACCTACGGTGATACTATTTAGTGATGCGCTATTAATACGAGCGTTACTATCAAAATAAACTATAGAACTGGTTGCTGCAGCTATTTTTGTTTCTAAAAATGCAGTACCTGAACCACTTACTGTACCAAGAATTAAATCTCCCGCATTATAAATTATTCCAGTTCCTATAGGCATATTGTATAAATATAACTTTATTTATCTTTATATAAATATAATAACCCAAGATGTTTGTTTCCTGGGTTATTACAATATTTACACTTTTATTTAGTGTTTTATATTACAGTGACCAAGTTGATAATGGTACTCTCTTCCATATATTGTTGGTATATACATATATAAAATTGTTGTCCACTTCAATTTGACCAGGCATACCACTTGCAGTAGGATGTGCAGGAACTTGAAGTCCTACACCAGGACTACTTCCTGTAACCACCGTCAATGCAGTAAATGAACCAGTAACATAAGTTATTAATGTACCACTAACATTTGTCACGGTACCATAACTTGCTGTTATTGATGATGCACTAATTACATTGCCTGTATATCGTAATGTAGTCGCATCATCGCTTATTAAAGAATCCGTAATAGCATTACCTTCATATGCTTTTGGTAATCTGTTAACAGTTAAATTTGGAATTGCACTGCCAAATGAAGCGGTTGGACCTATAATAATATTACTTGCACTATTATTTTGATCAACTGTAGTCCAATTATCCGATTGACCATCCCATAATAATGAAGCACTTCTTTGATTGCTACCACTATCAAATACTTCAAAACCTGCATATCTTTCAAATGGGAAATACGCATTTAATTGAATAATATTATCATTAATGATGACCGTACTTGAACTGATATAAACTACACTGGAACTACCAAATATAGTCAAATCACCTGCAACATTCAATGAACCAGAAATATATGTATCTTTACTAATTCTTGCACCACCATCAACTTGTAATGCTGCAACCGTATCTGTATAAGATGTTGCATTTGTAGTTTTGCTGACAATCAATTCTACTGGAACTGTTAATTCATTTGTTCCCAATGTCAAATTAATATTTCCGCCAGTGTCTTGGATGTCATTTCCACCAACTCTTAAATCGCCGGCAATTGTAGTTAATGCGGATGTTACCGTAACTGATACACCACCCGATCCGTCTTTAATAATATTTGTTCCAGCAATAAAATCACCCGCAGACTTTACTGTACCACCAGAATTTCCTAATAATACTTGACCTGTAGCACCACCACCAATAGTAACGCTAGTTGCATTCGTATTGAATAAAGTTGCTGTACCTACTAAAGTAGTTGTAATATCACCACCATTCACTGCAACATCTCCTGTAAATACACCATCACTACCACTTATAAATCCACTTGCACTAATGTTTGACGCAGTGATGTTAGTCGCAAATACAGTTGATAGTACACTGTTTCCAAGAACATTTAATGTACCAGCATCGGTGATATTAGTTCTTACATATAAATTGCTCGCACTTATATAACCACTTGCAGTAATATTGCTTGCGGTAATACTGTTAACATTTAAATCAGAACTACCTATCAATGTTCCTGTAGTATCTGTTTGTAAAACTAGTCTAGAACCGCTAATAATTCTTTCAACAAATGGCGCTTGTGTACTTGTAGGATCAATTGACGCAGATGTTTGCGGAATTATTATGTTTAATACGCTGGTGTTGGGGTATGCCATATGATTATTTGTTTATCTTGTTATAAATATGAATATAAATATAAATACTATAATTTAATTAAAATTAAGATGTCCATTCTGCAATAGATTGTCTTAACCATCTTCCGCCAGCATAAATATACTGATAATCACCATCATATGCCATCCAACCAGCTTCACCATAATCAGTTGGACTAGTTGGAGCTGGATGCCAAATAGTTGTTTCTTGTGATCCTGAAACTGTAACATTTATAGTTTGTTGAATTAATGACGCATAACTTTGTCTAATTGTTGTAATTGCTTCACCCGCTGCTGTTGTAGATTCTTCGCTGGCAATTGTGCCTTTAGGAAATCTCCACTCACTGTCTTTTTCAACAAGCGGATTGATACTATAATATGGATTTCCTTTGTTACTGTAAGTATTGTCTTTAACCTTTTTGTTTACTATATCCATTTGAGCACTGTTAACAATTTCTGCTGTCAATTTTATTTGTTTTGGCGTTAACATTCTTTGAACAGTTTGTTTTCTGTCTTCAAATGATTCTGGCAACAAATAAGCATTGGTAGATAAAGTGAATGTACTTCTTACCATTCTATCTTTTTCTCCACTTGATTCAATTGTATTGGTATAATTGTCTATCTTAACTCTAAAATTAAATCTTTGTTTATCACCCCAATAATCTCCTTCAGCAAAATTGATCTTTTCTAAAATTGCATTGTTTTGTTCAACATATTCAGTCCATACAATAAATTCATATTCTGCTTTAATATGATCTGGCATTGTTACCGCAAATATTTGATTTGTAGGAGCAACAGTCTTATTTAATAAATTAAACTTGTCATATTTGTTCTTTTCATTAAATTTAGTCATTACTGGATAACTCAAATAACGGTTGAATGTTTGATAACCTTCATCTTTTGAAAATGAAGTTCTTTTAACCATTATCAAAGGAATTTGTAACTTACCTTGTTGATCTCTTAATGCACCTTGTGCTTTTGCTGCATACCATTTTTCAGGATTACCATATATAATTGGTACTTTTATGTTTTCACCAGCGTCAATTACAGTAGGATTGATAATATTTTGTATATAACTAATCAACGCAGTATCAATATCTAATAAACTAACTGTAAAATTTTTCTTTGCATCTTCATCTCGTCTAGTATCCAATGCAATGTTTCTTACATTAGATACAATAGGATTGTTCTTTTCAACATTGTTATTTGTTGGTACTGGATTGTTCGTATTTCCTTGCCACATAATTAAAATTGACGGTTAACTAAATTAATTTTGCTCAACTTGCTATAATGCGTATTGCAAATAATACTATGTGATTTATTTGCTTGACCACCCAAAAATTGTTCTTGTACAACATTATCAACTTCATGATAACGATCATTAAATAATATCATATCACCAACTTCTGGATAAAAACTCGCATCTTTTAATGACAATTCTCTAAATTTAAATACAACAGTTTGATCTCTGTCAGGTCCAAATCCTTCATCATCTGTACTAATATCACCACGATCAATTATACTACTCAATTCTACACCAGAATAAAAACTCTTTCCCTCAGCCGCAACTGCTTCACCATAAATGTTTGTATTGGTTTCATTTGGTGCAATCTTAAATAAAACAACCAATGTTTCAATAATGTCACGCATCAATTCTGCATTAATTTGATTAACCAAATTAATGTCTCGTTGACTATAATATCTTCCAAATAATGCCATAATATTTTATCCAATATAAATTAGTAGTGGAACAGTCTTCATGATGACTGTCATCTTTTCAGTTTCATCTGCTTTAGCTTCCATTTGAGCTTTACGACTAGTAGCTTCAAGATTTTCTCTCAATTGTGTAATTAACGATTCTTTTTCAGATGCCGCTTCACTTCGCAATTCAGAACCATCCAATGTTACTTCTCCACCAGGAATTGGAATTGTACTATACTTCTGTCTAATCATACCAAGATTTTCTTTGCACAATGCCAAGAAATATTTCTTCACCCATTGTTTACCAACAGCATTTAATTTATAGTATGTAACATTTTGATATGGCACATTACTGTAATCACTAACCACATCATAATTGCTTCCACTACTAAATGTATTTGTTGCACTAAATTTATCTTTTTCAACTACATATTCAATATAAAGTTTGTAATCATATGTTGGAATAGGAAATATCTTTAGTTTATTATTTACAATTTCAAAACTATAAGCACTTTTACGAACCAAATCATTAAATTCAATTGCTTGACCTCTCAATAAATCTTCAAATATTGGTGTCATCAAAAATTGTGTGGCAGGACTATATCCAGCAAATCCCATTTCACCAAGTACATTACTGTAACTCATACCAGTCATACTAAATGGATCATAAATACGAGCAAATGCTGGTGGTGGACCATGAAATACTCTTCTAATTTCAACTCTACTTCCACTTTCAATATTGGTGCCAATTAGTGTCTGCAAATCATATGTTTGTTGACTTGCGCTCAATTGAATAGGTACTTTTTTAATGTCAACATATCCACCTACACCAATTTCACTTCCATATCCTTTTGTTAATTGAATTATATATGGTAATCCTGTTCCTATTACATTTTTACCATTGATATTTGGATTATCATTTGTATTTAATCCTTGTAAACTTAATAAATTGTTTCGTATATTAAATTGATTTACTTGCGCACCATATTCATTGACGGATTCTTCAAATGCAGCATAAAAATTTACATCAATTAATTCAATATCAATGATTGGATACCCCATTCTTTTTGCTGCCCATTCCGCACTCTTTTCACAGTCATATTCAAAATAACCAACGCTACCACTTAAATACGATTCGCTTAAGTAAAATCCAAATGGTATACTGCCTGTATTTACAGCACTGCCACTCCCCGGCCATCGAATACGATCCTGATCAAGATTAGCACTCATATTTTAGTCCATTCTTTAACATTCATTGTTTATAAATATTAAAATAATTAAGTTTAATTTGATTTATAATCCAAATCTACCTTTTGTTGTATTATAATTTTGCAATACTTCACTTGCTGATAATGCTCTGTTGTATACTTTAAAATTTGATATATTACCTCTGTAATATTGATTCAATGTCGTTGCCACGCCGATTCTAAAATCTCCCAAAATTACATTTCCGTTCGTTGCTTGGGACAAAGATAATATCTTATTGATATAAATTAGTTTTTGTGATGTGTTATTGTTCCATACCAATGAAAAATGATTCCATCCGTATCTAAGGTTGGTAGTTCCCACTTCTGTCCACGCACCGTTCACATTCCAGTGCATTCCAACGCTCCATCTTGTTCCCCAGTGAATTCTATCGTTAGTCCAGTCGCCGAAGGCACTTTCATTTCTTGAAGTGGTACTCAGAGTTGCATCATCAAAAAATCCCCAGTAATCAAAAGTTATTTGTGAAAATGTTCCTGTTATTGGAGTTGATATATAATCATTTGTACCATCAAACACAATACTTCCACCATTTGCACTGCTAAATGTAGGACCATTGGTTAGTGTACCTGTGTTACTATTACCACTTAAATCGGTCCAAGATGTCAATGATACAGCATCAATCAAAATTTGACCGTCAACTTCAACTGCATATATAGATGGATTGGATCTACCACCTGTTCCGGTCATAACAATAGTATTAAATACTGACCCAACTTCTGATGTTATATCAATCCAACCAGCGCCAACTCCAGTTGTATAAACATTAGCCGCAGCCATTTTTGATGATACATCAGTTCCATCAACTACAATTACATTTGGTAGACCAGCTACTTGTCCAGAACTGGCACCAAAAGTAACATATATACGAACAGTTCCAGAAACACTCAATCCACCCCCAGCAAATGTATATGTAGCAGTTCCACTTTGAAAAGTGGAAGTGCTTAAATTTCCATCAAAAGAATATGTAGGATTTGAAAAAGATCCAGCCCAACCACTACTCCAAACAGTACCAATACGAGGATAACTTTTATTATTAGCCGCATCTAGTGCAAGCACCAAACCATTTGTAACTATTTTTGGTGAATGTGATAATCCCATATACTATAATTATCTACCAAATCTAGATTTAGTTGCGTTATAATTTTGCAATACTTCAGATGAAGATAATACTCTGTTATAGAATTTATATGAACCTAAACTCATTGATGTGTATCCGCCATAACCAGGAGATGTACCGTATAAATTATATGTACCAATTGAATGACATGCTAATGTTCCACCATTATATGTTGTTCCGGTGAAACTACTATCAATTGCACCATTAATGTAGAACTTATAGTCATTATTTTGTGTTGTATTGGTTATATGATACCAAGTACCAACTGTTAATGTTGCCTGTGAAAATGAATTTATAATATATGCCGACGTATCATACCAAATATATTTCAATTTATTACTTGAATCAAACATAAGTCTAAGTTCGGGATTATCTCCACCTGAATTTGCGATAGTCCACCAATAACTACCATTACCCGTTGCATTAAATTTAATCCAAAAATCAATCGAAAATGTTGTCCCTCCAAATCCGGCAGTTGGTAAATTAATCCAATCATCAGTACCATCAAATACTATACTACCCATATTACCAGCGCTAAATGTAGGACCATTAGTTAAAGTACCTGTATTACTATTACCACTTAAATCTGACCACGCAGTACCACTGCCAGGATAGCTAAGTCTATTAGCCGCATCTAAAAATAATACCAATCCATTTTCATTTATATCTGGTCCACCTTTGCTTGACATATACTATAATTATAAACCGAATCTATTTTTAGTAGCATTATAGTTCTGCAATACTTCAGTAGCACTTAATGCTCTATTGTATATTAATGTATTTGATATATTACCTATCAAATATCTTCTAGAAGCACCAGCATCTGCTCCAATAGAAAGACTTGACGCTGTTTGTTTTAAAGTACCATTGTATGCAATACTGTTATCTAAAATACCATTTATATAAAAAGAAAATAATCCCGTTGAAGAATCTGCTACTAAAGCAAGATTGTACCAAGTATTAATTGAAAAATCTGTTGATGTAGAATTAGTTTCAACATAAGTATTATTGCTTTGTCTAAGTCCATACCACCATCTTTTAGGTGACAAATCACCTCTCCAATATATAAAATACAACTCGTCAGTCGATACACTTAATTCTATTAGAGTTCTAATTGATGCATTATTGACAGTTAGTCTCCCCCACAAAGAGACTGATATGTTGGATGGTGGATTAAAAATACTGTTATATGTAAAACCAACATAATCATTTGTACCATCAAACACAATAGACCCACCATTTGCACTGCTAAATGTAGGACCATTGGTTAATGTGCCTGTGTTATTATTACCGCTTAAATCTGTCCAAGTTGTACCACTGCCAGGATAACTTTTATTATTAGCAGCATCAAGTGATAATACCAATCCATTTGTAATTATTTTCGGTGAATATTTTGTAGCCATAAACTATAATTTTGTTATTTTAACTTTTAAATAACCATTTCATTTATTACCAATTTCTACAACTCCAATATCCGGCAGTGGTTCTATCTTTCTTTTGATCACATTTGTGTCTTGCTCTAAAACTTTTCCGTCTAGATTTACTGCTTACTCGTATTCGCATGTTAGGATCACCAAATGTAACTTTCTTTATTTTTCCTGCTTTTGATCTAACATATACAGCAAATTTCTTCGGTCCTCCTGGAGTTCTAAATGGTCTACTAAGATGTACAGTTCTACCTCTGTGTTTTGCTTCATTTAGACATTCATTGTGTTCCAATTCAATTGGCGCATCTAAAAATACTTCTCGTCCATCATAAATAGATTTTATACCCAGATCACTTTCTACAATATCTAAATCATCATCATTTAATTCAATTGCGTCATCATTATACAAACCACGAACTTCATTAACCAATTTAAAATATGATTCACTGTAAATTCTAAAAACATTTTGTTCCAATGTTAATCTATTATCCAAATGATACTTCAATCTATCACTAATACCAACTTCTTTAACCAACTTCATTGGTTCACTCTTTTCAACAATATCATCCACAATGTCACTCAAATATATCATACTATATAAATAGAATTTAAAAATAAAAAACCCTCACATTTTACTGTGAGGGTTTATCGTTTAATCTATTCTAGATTCTATTATACTTGGTCAAGATCACCGACATATATCTTGCCGTAAAATTCTGGGCGCACTACTTTCTTGGCATAACGAGTCAATACTCCACGACGTGGGGTGAAATTGACTGGATCATATACCAATGGAGTTTGTACGAGTGGGATGTATGGAGCATATACTGCGCCTGTTTCGAGGAAGTTATTTCCACGGAAGCCCATCAAGATGGTGTTTTCTTGCATGTATGGGTTCTTGTAGACTTGGAAGCGACTTGCGAAGCTACCAACACGACTTACACCCATTGCGAACTTAGCACTATCACCGTCAGTGTTAACAACATATCCTGGGATTGATTCCAAGATGGTTGCTACGTCTGGTCCTACGACCAAGAAGTTTGCACCACCACGTAGAGTCAATTGGTGAATCTTGTTGGATACCTTTTGAATCTTGTTACCAAGTGTTGAGAACCAAGTGCTCTTTACGTAAGCTGTACGATTGGTTGAATCGTTATTTACAGTAAAGGTTGGTAGACCGTTAGCATCGTTAGCACCCTTGATGATGTCCTTACCGATTACTGCAGACCATCCTTCAGTTGTCAATGCTGGAGCAGCATTAATCAACATGTCCATGATTTCAAGATCAATTTCCATTGATACATATTCACTCAATAGAGCAGTCAATTCTGCTTCTGCGTCA